GCGCGCGCCGCATCAGACCGAAAGGGCGGGAAATGACTTCGCAGTACAACAAGACGCCGGACGCGCCGGCCACGAGCCTGCGGGCGATCACGCCCAGCGACTCGACGACCTATGACCCGCCGCTGCGCGCCCTGTATGTCGGTGTGGCCGGCAATCTCGCGGTGATCGGCGAGGACGACACGGCCGCCGTGACGATCCCGAACGCGCAGGTCGGCTATCACGCGCTCATGGTCAAGAAGGTGATGAGCACGAACACCACCGCCACCAGCATCGTGGGGCTGCGGTGAGCATCGCCATCGGCATCGGCCTGAGCCTGACCGAGTTGCCGGACATGATCTCTGGCCCCGACGCCGGCGTCGGCAACCTGCTGCTCGAAACCGGCGACGCGCTCCTGCTCGAAACCGGCGACGCGCTGCTACTGGAGTGATCGATGGCTGATGCAAAACTCACCGCACTGACGGCCGCGAGCGCGCTGGCTGGCGCGGATCTGTTCTATGTGTCGCAGTCGGCCGCGAGTCGCAAGGCGACCGGGACGCAACTGCTCGCCCTTGTCGGCACTGCCTACGTCCCTCTGGCCGGCGGCGCAACGATGACGGGTGCGCTGACGCTGCCTGCGGGGGCTGTTGGCGCTCCTGCTCTGATGTTCACTGGGGCGGGCGCGACGACTGGGCTGTACTCGACGGGGTCGAACAACATTTCGGCCGTAGTTAATGGCGTGCAGATTGGGTATTTCAATACCAACACGTTTTGGGCTGCTGGAACTGCCGGAATCGGAATCCTCGCGACTTCTGGTTACTTGGCACTAGGGGGCAACTCCGCAGACCCCACCCTGCGGAGAGAGTCTTTTGGTATTGCGTCGTTTCGCTCGGTCACTGGAACGCAACAAAACACATTACAGATCTACAACACCTACACCGACGCGAGCAATTACGAGCGCCTGACCCTCACCGGCGTGGCCGGCACGAGCGTGAACATCACGGCGGAGACGCTGGGGACGGGCGGGGACAACATTGACATCGTGCTGACGCCTGCGGGGACTGGCGCCGTAGTCATCGGTAGCGCGACCATTACTCCCACACTCGGAGTGTTTACCGGAGCCGCCTTTTCGTCACCAAATGCTTCTCTTAATTACGAAATCTACGGCCTCAACCTTCATTCCAGCAGTGTTATTGCATGGACATCAGGGGTAATAGGCGATTCGCAAGATGCTGGATTCGGCCGCAACGCAGCAGGCGTCGTCGAAGTCAACAACGGCACCGCAGGCACATGGCGCGACCTGAAGCTGCGCAACCTGATCCAGACCGAGTACAGCCAACTGACCGAGATGACCGCCCCGGCGGCCCCGGCGGCGAACTCGGTACGGATCTACGCCGAGGACAACGGTTCCGGGAAAACTCGCCTGATGGCGCTCTTTGCCACTGGCTCCGCAGTGCAGATCGCGATTGAACCCTAACCCCGGATGAACATGCAAACCATCAACTTCACTGACCTGACACCTGATGAGGCGAACATCGTTCTCGCGGGCCTGGGCGAACTGCCCGCCAAGATCTCGATGGCACTGATCGTCAAGCTCAAGCAGCAGGGCGACGCGCAGATGGCCCGCCCGCACCTGAGCCCGAAGTGCTCGACAAGGAAGAATGACATGGCCGTCTTTTCCATCACCATCACCGGCCCGCGCCGAATCGAAGCCATCAATCAAGCGCGCGGCGTGTACAACACCGCCGCCGCTGCTGAGGCTGCCGCGCAAACCCCGCCGGTCGCGTTTACCCCGCTGACGCGAGAGCAGTACTTGCAGCGTGTCATCGACAGCGCAGTCGCGTCCTGGCGCGATCGGTTCGCGGACGAGATCGACGCTGTGCTCGCGGGGCCTGAAGTGGCCACGCTTGGACTGCGGCTGCTGCGGTGCGGGCGAAGGCTGGCGCGAAGTCCGCCGACTGATCCGCATTCACGCAAACGATGCCCGCTTCGGCGGGCTTTTTGTTTTTCTGGGGTGAGCACATGACAGTCGTCGTTGAAACCGGGGCCGTGACTGCCGGCGCGAACTCCTACGCGTCGGTCGCCGAGGCCACCACCTATCTGACCGCCCGGGCGCGCGAGGCCGCATGGACCGCGTACACCACGGCGCAGAAAGAGGGCTACCTGATCGAGGCAACCGCCTACCTGGACGCGCACGTGCAGTGGCGCGGGGTGCAGATCTCGACCGCCCAGGCGCTGGGCTGGCCGCGCGGTGGTGTGGTCAATCGGTACGGCGTGTCGGTCAGTTCGTCCGCGGTGCCCGATGCAGTCAAGGCCGCCGTGATCGAGATCGCCGCCCAGGGTGCGCCGGCTGTGACTGCCTCGCGGCTCAAAGAGTCCGTGACCGTTGGCCCCGTCTCGACCACCTATGCGCCGGGCACGGACCCCGCGCAGGGGATCGCGAAGCACAAGTACGCACTGCGCCTGCTGGCCGGCCTGGTGCGTGGTGACGCGGTGGGCAACTCGATCGAGCTGGTGCGGGCGTGACCTTCGACTATGCCGACCTCGCGGCCACCGCCGTCGAGCTGCTGGCCGACTTCGGGATGGCGATGACGCTCGCCCGACCGACCGACATCCCGGCGACCTACGACACCGCCACGGGTGTCGCCACGCCAGTCGGTCCGGACACCTACACCGTGACCGGTATCAAGCTGGACTACAGCGTGCGCGAGATCGACAGCGAGAACGTCCAGGCGGGCGACCAGCGCGTCTATTTGAGCACCGATGGCGCCGTGCCACCGAAGCCCGGCGACACGCTCACGATCGGATCTGACGTGTTTCGGGTCATGCGCGCTGGCAACCTGTCTCCGGCTGGGGTCGATCTGCTCTACGACGTGCAGGTGCGCCGATGAGCTTCGCGGCCGAACTGCAGAAAGCCTGCGACCGCGCAAAGGATCGGGCCGTCGAGACCGTGCGGCTGACCGCGCTGGGTGTGCATGCGGGCATGGCGCGGCGCGCACCGGTGGACACGGGCCGCCTGAAGTCGAATTTTCAAGTCGGCATCGGCTCGCTCAACACCAAGACCGACTCGCCAGCAGGCTCAGACCCGGCGCCGGCCGCCGCGGCCGCGCTGGCAACCTGGCGCCCCGGGCAGACCATCTGGGTGACGAACTCACTGCCCTATGCGCGCGTCGCTGAATTTGGCCTGTACGGCAAGCCGCCCGGCTCGGCCAATGGCCCGAAGACCGTCGGCGGCTATTCGTCGCAGGCTGTTGGCGGGTTCGTGCGCCTGACCGCGCAAGACTTCGCCCAGTCGTTCCGGCGCGCTGCGCGGGCGGCCAAGAAATGACAGTCGCAGCGATCCAGGCGGCGCTCGAATCGCGCCTGTACGGCATCTCGCCCGCCATCAGCACGGCCTGGCAGAACGTCGCCTTCGAGCCCACGATCGGCACGCCGTGGCAATCCGTCGCGCTGCTCATCAACGACCCGGTGGACTACGCCGTCACGTCCGACGTGGTCGAGCAGCGCGGCATCTTGCAGGTCACGTTGCACTACCCGGCAGGCGTTGGCACAGCGACCGCGCTGGCCCGTGCCAATGCAGTCGCAGCGCGCTTTGCGCCCGTGCAGACACTGACCTCTGGCGCCACCAACGTCGAGATCCTGAGCACAGCCCACATCGCCGCCGGCTTCGCGCTGGATGGCTGGTGGGTGATCCCCGTCTCGATCCCGTGGCGGTCGTTCTCCTGACTTTCTAGCTCTACCTCCCGCCCCTTCAGGGGCAACCCGAACCCGCCATCGAGCGGGTTTTTTCGTTTCTGAAAGGGGCCATCATGGCTGCTGTTCCGACCGGTACTCTGTTTTCTGTCGCCACCACCTTCGGGTCGAACATCACGGTGACCGCCGTGACGAACGCCAATCCCGCCGTCTGCACGGCCACCGCGCACGGCCTCTCGAACGGCGACGTGATCGAGGTCACCAGCGGCTGGGGGCGCCTGAACAAGCGCGTCTTCCGGGTCGCCAACGTCGCCACCAACACCTTCGAACTCGAAGGCATGGACACCTCGTCCACCTCGTTCTTCCCGGCCGGCACGGGCACTGGCACCGTGCGCGAGGTCACTGCCTGGACGCAGTTGACCAAGGTCATGAACCCGGCGACCCAGGGCGGCGAGCCGAAGACCGTGGTCTACAAGTTCGTCGAGTCCGATGTCGAGTACTCGATCAACGACGGCTTCACTGCCACGTCGTATACGCTCGAATTCGACGACGACGACACGACCGCCGGCTATACCGCCATGCGCACCCTGACCGATGCGCAGACGAACACGGTCATGAAGATGCTCATGCGCTCGGGCGCGATTCTGTACCTGCCCTGCACGCTCGCCATGAACGACGTGCCGCGCCTGCAGGACGGGCAGATCAACCGCATCAGCGCCAGCTTCGCCGGGGTCAACCGGCATACCCGTTACTCCGCGTAACCGGGTGGGCGCCGGGCAACTGGCGCCCTTTCTTTCCACCCGCGGGTAGCTCCCGAGCACGGGTCTTTTTCCAAATCCAACGAGATCACAAATGGCCAAGCTCAATTTCACCACC